CAGTGGTGAGGTCTTGTGCCACCTCATAATATGGAAACTTCTCAAATATATCATTGATAGAAAGACGAATCTGGGAAACATTCTGTCCGCTGTAAGTGATTTGCCTTTGCACATCATCAATACCATACGTTCCCACCAATTCCACAGAAGTGATGGCGTTTATTGTTTTGATGACAGCTAGATTGAAATACTTATACAGACCTGTGTCTTCCAGGTTGCTAATGCTAACAATAATAGACTTACCCACTGGATAGTTAAAATCCACGGTTGTCACAAACTCATTAGCAATAGGAGTGGGGTTGGTGATAGAATAATATGAGGTGTAGGGATTACCTTGTGCATCACAATATTGTACAGCAAACTGGTATGTACCAGCAATCAGATTGCCTACATTAGTGACATCTGTCACTTCCACCTCAGGAATCTTGAAATTAGGCTGAATCTTGAGTTGATTGCAATCAACATCATCTGTATATGCAGGATCACAGAACGGAGTGCCTGACTTAAGAATCTTTGGAACATTATCAATGTCCAAGTATCTCCTAGGATTGTATCCATCCGTCCAATAGATTTCAGTGCTACAATTTGTGATTTTGTGCACTATCTTGTGGATGGGATAGTCAATATTAAAATTAAGACAAGGAGCATTTACAATAACACGATAGACACAATCATTATTCTCCATATATCCAATCTGGCTATCACCAGTGTCTGGATGGGTGATGAAGAATATATGCTTGCTCCTCTCTTGAATGAAATGAGTGCCTATGAGTATATATCCAGAGGGAAATGTAACACAAGGTTCGTTTCCTGGTTCGTTCTGGTAGTTAACAGAATTAGCATCAAAGTTTTCAACAGCAGCATTCAGAGCATAGGTGAGACTTCCCTTCTTAATTTGATTAAGGGTTTGGTCCATATTAAGACCCACCGTAGCATTGTTATACTCCTGTTTAATATTTCCCTGTTCCTGTTCAGCCATTTCCTATCAGTTGTTTCGCCTCCAACCATACCTGTTAGTGCGGTTGGGAAGTTCATACATATCAAACCTGTTCAAGTCATTCTTAATCCTACGCTGTTTAGTCCAAGGATCTTGCTTCTTGATTTCAATATCAGCCATGATGAATGCTTCATCAGCTTGTTGCTTATAGAACATAAGCTTTTGTTGTAGCTGATTGAAGGTTTCATCATTGATTTGATTGGTGAGGGTTTCTATCACCTTGTATTTGATGAAAGCTTCTACATATTCCCTGATACGATAGTTATCAGGAATTAGTTGATTGCCCACTTGGTCATACTCTGTGGCATAGAACAACAGATGCACTATTCCATTGCGGAAGTTTGTTACAAACTTGTTATCCCTGATGTCAAATGAATCATACCATGAAGAACCAGGAGTGAACTGATTGATGGGAGGTGCTTCTTGGTAGAACTCCCAGTTGCTTGTATAATCAACACCACAATTCCTTTGTGCTGAGATATTGCCAGGTTTGAGTAGATATTCCTTTCGATACAACACAGGGGCTTGGTTGTTTGTCTTGTAGACAGCTTGCACCAAATTGGGCATGCACTTGGGACAAAACTCCTGACCACAATTACCTGCTTCACAAGGATTGCCATACACAATCACAGGGCTCACCTGAATTGTTGTAGAACTTGCTGCTTGTGAATAAAAGGAATTAGCTTGTTGATAGGGGAAACCATTTACAGCTGTGCAGAGCCATGCTTCACGAACAGCAAAAAAGTTGTCTGGAAGTCTTGCTTCATAGTCACAGATGTGAAGGATTTCCTGAGATATGACATACGTTGTCCTTCCCAGCTTCCTGAGACATTTGTCTAGATAGGTGGGGAACATAAGATCATCAACAGCACCTGTGTCAAAATAGCTTTTGAACTCCTCTTTAACAGTGGCATACACAGGATCTGGACTGATGAAATTGTATTTGTAATAGTATGACATGTATCTATTTTATTTTTTCCATTCGCAGTACATATGTTGGTATTTATCGTCAGCTCTTATATAATGAGATAGTAGCCTAGAAGTGTTTCTGGAAGGTTTGAAATACCAAAGGTTTGAATGTTTCAACCTTGCTGTTTTCTTGAACCACATCCATCCGAAGAAATAACCCTCTGTGTGGAAATTGAAATTGTAAATCTTCTTCCCTTTTTCTTTTGTCTTTTTCCAGTCAATAGGAAGATTTACATATTCATCTTTCAGTCCTTTCATCTTTCTTCTCTTCTTTTTATTGATGGAAAATTCACCGAATCCAAAAGGAAGTCTTGCCCTTTCTCCTGTCTCAAGAATGTACTCCTTGAAAGCATCATTGAAAGAGTAGATGATGTTTCTCCACTCGTCAAAAGTGAGCTTTATGGACGGATGTTTCTTACAGAAACTGTTGTAGTTATCCTTACTAGCACTTCTCCAATCAACCTTCATTCTCATAACTCACCTCAAGTTTGGGGCATTAGGTGCTTGACCATCAATCCCATCACTTGTGATGTCTGTTTTGAGTCTGAAATACGTAGCTAAGAGCTTTTGAGAAGTGAGTTCCAACACCTGTTTTTCTAGATAGCCAGGAACAGGAGACTCTTTATCAAGAGGGTTTTTGCACAGCTCTTCCTCTGTATACTCAGGACTTCCGCATCCACATTCAGGATACATGATTTCATTAGGAACATCTTCCTCAAAGAGAGCAACCAGTCGGATGGCTTTCAGGAGTGGGTTGTTCACATATAGATATCCATTGGAAATCCAATAATATGCTTCCTTCTTAATGATGGGAAGCCTGAGCAGATTTACGTATCGGTTGATGGTTATTTCTTTGAGTTTCTTTCCTTGTCCACTCATGGCATTTATGGAATAAACACCCTGAATGACATATTGATAGTTGCCTTCTGTAATCCTAGGAAGCTTGAATTTTGTTCTAGCTACAGTGCAAGGATCAGCATAATCACAACATTCAGAAATAGGAACTTCTACCATCTCCAAACAAGGGATGGTGGTGAACACTGTATCAGTGGCCCACAGCTTCCTCAGATTAGTCTCACGCTTTATCAGAAGGAAGGCATTATTCTTAATTTCAGACATGACAGCCCTATCTGTTATCAAATTATCAGTTGATAACAATTTATGCATGCTTCTTACATCTGAAACTAGCTTCCTAAAAGTTGACATTATAAATACTGTTTGAATATGTTTGTCATGCCATCTTGAGCATCTATTAAAAATCCTGTTAGTTCTCCTTTGTTGGTTGTATATCCATTCTTATCATCCCAACCACTTCTAGCTGTTGAGAATGCTGGAAGTTGATAGAACTTAATACCATTGAAGTCCAAGCTCATTTCATGGTGTTTATCACCAGTGAATATGTAGAAATTGTCATGATGGGACCATTCATCTCTGTATTCTATTGGGAATATATGGGCAAGCTTTGCAGGTTTCATAGCATCTCCATGATTGAACATCATGGCAGAATTGCCATAACTAACGTACTTCCTATACCTAGGAGATATGTCAAAGAATACACGTTTTTCATTTCTGTAGTAGGTTTTCAGCCAACTAGCTAAATGCCATCCTACATATTCATCATGATTTCCAGCTACAAATATCACATCCACCTGTTCTCCCTTCTGAAGCAACAAGTCTATCACGCTTATCTCATGATCACAGATGGACTGAAAACTATCGTGATAGGGTAGGATGTTTTGTTGTGGAGTGCCTTTTGTAGTGGTGACAGTGAACTCACTATTAAACTCATCCGATCCAATGATGTATTTAATATCTGTTAGGTTGTTTGTCAGGGAAGCTTGACTAAGAATCACTTCCACCTTCTGAAGAAACACATTAAACCTTTCTTCAATATCATTGTTTCCTCCTATGTCCAGTTTATCCAAATGAGAATCCTGTTTGTTTATAATCAAACATGCATCCTCTTTCTCAAGAATAAAACGTGGAATCGTGAGCTCAAATGAACAGGGTTTGTATTCCTTTAGGAAATTGATGAAGTTGTCTTGAAAGACCTGTTCTTCCTTCTTCCTACTAAGCCATGCTTTCACTTGGTAATGAGGTTGTTCCACATTCCCCCAGTAGTTCTGTACGTATTTAGTTATTTCCCACTTTTCTGTATCAATCTTACACTTTTCAATCAGTTCATCCAAGGTTTTGATTTCTTCCTTGGAATTAATAACCACTTCACCAGTGCCCTTCTTAACATCTTCGGAAAACCTCAATATCTGATCCTCAAGAACTCCGATATAATGTGCTGCCTCAGCTTCATTCCTTGCCACACTTGAGTTACGAAGGATGTCTATAAGATCATCCACCTCAGCCTCCGTGATATTTAGTTTCTCTGCATAGAACTTTTTGCTCTTCTTCCAATGGAGAATTTGCTCAAGCTGATGCAAAAGAGATTGATTATCAGGCATTTATGATTCCGATTGGTTAAAATTGTAGTAAAGGTATGAAATATTTTTTATATTTTCCAAATTATTTTAACAAGGCAAGTTATTGTAAATAACCAACTTAGTTATAAAATAAAACTCCCCAGTGTAGACACACCGGGGAGAAGCTCTGAAAACCAACAAACAGAGCTTTTTACATTCTTAATTTAGCATTACGATATTGTGGTGGTAGTTGTTGTTGTTGTTGTACACTCACCTCCTGCATTGGAATTACAAGGAGTGGTTCCTCCTGTAATATTCGTTGCACCAACAGCAATAGGTTCAGTTCTACTACATACAACAAGAGTGGTTCCATTGTCCATCAGCTCAGAAACAGAGCCTCCATTACAACAATCTGTCCAGTTTGCTCCCACTTGTGTACCACTAAAGTTTTGAATAGTCCATTCAAAACAAAGAGGTAGAGCAGTGGTTGTAGTGCTAGTGGTAGTGGAGCTAGATGTACTTGTAGAGGTGGATGTTGATGTACTGGTAGATGTACTGGTGGTAGAAGATGTGCTAGAGGTGGAAGATGTGGAAGATGTGCTACTAGATGTGGTACTTGTTGTACTACTTGTAGAACTCGTGCTAGACGTGCTAGATGTTGAAGATGTGCTAGTGGATGTGCTACTGCTTGTACTTGTAGATGTGCTACTAGTTGATGTACTACTTGTACTAGTTGTGCTACTAGTAGATGATGTTGTGCTAGTAGTAGAACTTGTGCTAGATGTGGAGGTGGAAGTAGTAGTGGGAGATATAGTGGTTGTGGTAGTGGAAGTGGTAGCACAGCAGTTTGATATTGCTTCTTGGAGAATGAGTATTTGGGCTTTGAGGTAGCATATTTGTTCATCTACTTTCTGAAAGGCCACTGTAACAGTATCACAAGTTTTAATGTTTGTACAGGGGAGATTAGGCCCACTATACCCAATATTGTTTGTCGGAACCAGTTGTGTAGTGCACGGATCAACACACCCAGAACCACAAGGATTGGGAGGTGGGCATGGTTGAGGTGTTACACAACATGGATTTTGTGGAAGGAATATCATTTTATGTAAAGAGTTTAGCTGTTAAGGAATATACATAATGTAATAGCATCCCAAACCAGGTTGGTAGTTATCATGTGATTGACCACCACCAGTGTTTGATACAGTTATGCTAGCAAATCCTGTAGAAGCATCATTTAAACCAACCAAAGGAGTGGTGAACAGATTACCACCAAGATCAGTGGTGGAGTTGAACGTGGGATAGGCTGCAGTACCATTAGGAGCTGTAGACCCAGAAGTGGTCCCAGTAATTTTGTGTTTGTGACCAGCATCAGTTGCAGTGTGAGTGTGAGAAGGAATTTGTGTAACTCCAAGAGTGATGGTGTTAGAACCATTGGTGCCATTCAGTGTGTATGTAGGATTACCAGAAACTGCAGGATTTACTGCTGGATTCATAGTTCCTCCAAGCATTGTACCATCTGAAACACCTACACCAACTCTTCCTCTTTTATCAGGAGTGCCATTCAGACCATTACAGAGATAGATTTTCTCCCAATCACCTAGTCCAGCACCTGTTCCATCAAACTTACCTGTTATAGTTCCATAATACTCTACAACCGTGTATGGAACCATGCGAGTGTAATACTTGGTGGATCCAAGGCTAGCAAGATAGGCTGCAATCAGACCATTGAGGTCAGAAAGCTTTACATAGTTTGTGCTTACATTAAGAGCAAGTGCATTGAGAGAAACCTCCAATCCACAAATCTTATTTATTGCTGCCTGAAGGATGGCATGGGTTTTAGAAGTGCTAGTTACACCAGTGAGACATCCTACAGTGTAGGGTCCTTCTAGTGCAGCAAACGCGACCTCCAGATCAGCAAGTCTATCTTCAATCTCACAGATGGCCTTTATCAGAGCTTGTATTACATTAGGGAGTGTAAGGTCTTCACACTCCTGTAAATACTTGTCTACAACCTCACAAATGATGGTGGGATTGATTTCAAGTTTTATTCCTGTGCCATCAAGTGTAGAAACAAGAAACGTAATGAGAGCCTGTTCAACATAAGAAAGAGAGTCACCTGTCTTAATTCCTAGCACAGGAACATCCACTCCTGTATATCGAACGCACTGATCAGAAGTAGTTTCTACACAGCCATTATAGCAATTTGAACAGACGTTGGACATTTATTTATATTTTAAAAGTTTTATCCTACTTGCAATCATGTTCACTGTATAGCAACTAGCATATTCAGGATTGCAATATTTGTACACCAATATTCTCCTGTAGTTTATGAGGTCCAGCATCACACCCCCAGGCACAGGCTGGTTCAACATAAACACGATGTTATTGTACAAATTGTTCCCAAGCTCTGACAACTTGCAATCTATCTCAAGGATGAGTGCAGGTATGCTAGCGCATTCAGGACAGTTTGTAAGTCTGGGTGATAACATTTCTTATAAGTTTTCTTCCCTGTTTAATAGCAGCGTTACATGCGGCACAAAGACCATTGATCAATTGACATCCGCATCCAACGTTAGCTCCACAATTTCTACAAGCTGCCATTTTAATAAAAGTTTATGACGTAATTATTTCCAGAACATCCGCAGTTGTTCCTGATGAAATTATCCAGCATCATGCTTGCTTGGGTGTACAGCTTTGTTGATTCAACAATAGCGCAGTTATTAGCAGAAGCAATTGCTCCCTGTATAAAGAAGTAGATGGTGTTCAAGTCCACTTTAGCCTGTGTCTTGATGGCCCTATCACACTCCATCATATCTAGCTTCATAAATGCATTGTCAAACTTCTCCTGCAGCTGATCCACACGTACAATTGACTTCTCAACAAAGTTCTTGTATGCAGGAGCTACAGAATATTTGAAACGATAAACCCCATCAGGAAGTGGTTGATACACTCCTACAGGGCTTATTCCAAGGTTTGATGTGTTGAATACATTAAAGTCATTAACACTAAATGGTTTGATGAATGTTCCAAATCCAGGAACTTCAATTTCAATTGTGGGACTAGCTACAACAGGGGGACTGGTGGGATATACGGACGCATCAGCAATACCTAGTGTATTTACATTATACGTAGGAATCACCAATATGTCTAGTTTCAGATCTGCCATGTTGTTTTAAATAATTAAGCCAGAGGATTTGAGAAGTCCTCTCTTACCCTCTGGCTTAGGTTATGTGAATGTAATTCTCTATCCCTTACGGAATCAGAGTGGTGGTTGAGGTGGTTGTGCTAGTGGGAGTACCAGTAGTAGTAGAAGTGGTCGTGAGACACGGTCCATTCTGAGCAACCACTGCACCAAGACCAGGTACAAGAACAGCCTCAAGAAGACCTTCCATAGCACTGTCCTTCTGAACAGCAATGATTACAGTGCTATCTTCCTTGATGTAGTCACCCCATTGATAGGCACTCTTGTCATACTCGTT